GACCAAGCTAGAAACGCTATGAAATCTAAAAGAGAATGCTTTATGGATGCTAAAGACATACAAGCAGAAGTACAGAGGTTGGAAATGGCACTCGCTGGAGAAGAACCTCCAGAAGATATTATCGAAGAAGAGAACACATTTAAGGGTGGGCTTGCAGAGAGGTTTGCAAAAATGAAAAATCAATAATAAAAAAAAGGGGCATTCGCCCCTTTCTCTTTCTATATAATTATTGACTACTCAACAATGTTAGTAGCGTCAGTAGAACCTACAACGTTTGCAAGAGTGTCATTAATAATCAAAGTATCAAATCCTGGCTTACCCATTCCTTTAACTTTCAAGTAAGACTTAGAAGAAGCTTCGTAAGCGTTTACTACAGAAGATAATCTAATGTATCCTGAAGCAGTTTGGTCAGGGAATACTACAGTGTTACCATTTACTGTTAAACTTTCAAAGTTTTCAGGTCCACCTAAAGCACCAATGTGATTAATAAATCTAACTTTGTTTCCAGCAGTATCTAAAGAAGTTTCTACTTCTAATATATCAACAAACGGAGTATCTAAACCAGCGTTGTTTGTTCTAGAAGCATCGTAAAATACAGTCCAGTCATCAGCAGAACCACTTTCGTAAGCCAATATAACTCTGTCAGTGTTAATAACAAGGTTGTTAGCAGTACCAGCGTAAGCAATACCGTTTTTCTCGTTAATATCAACTGGTAATAATTGAGCAGATAAAGCAGTGATTGTGTCTCCAGCGTGATTTAATCTGATTACACCTCTATTTAAAAGAACCTCGATTGGTCTTCCAGACATAGTGTTGTCAGCGTAAATTACTTCAGCTTCAACTCTAAATATATTAGCAGCAACAGTATCGTCACCAGCAATAGCTTGCTCAGTTCCTCCGATAGTATCAGAAACACTAAACTTATCAGCATCAACTACAGTCTTAACAAAGTATACTCTGTCAGCAAGAATGTTTGTTGGCTCAATCTCAGCACTAAAGTAAATAGCATCATTAGCTTTTAAACCATGTGCAGTTAGCGTAATACTGTTGTTAGAAGCAGTTTGAGCAGCAGTAGCTCCAATTTTTGTTTCAATATCTCTAGCGTAGATAATGTGTTCGGTACTTAAACCGATTGTTTTGTACCCAGCAGCTTCTTCGATTGTGTAATCTTCAAAGCCATACTTTTTAGCAGGTACGGAAATAAAATTTGCCATAATAAATAATTTTTATAAATAAATAGTTAGCCACAAAGATAGAAAATCAAGTTGCGATATACAATTAATCTTCGTACTTTTGCATATTAGTATAATTCAATCTATGCAAAACAAACCAATCGTTATAAAAGATGGTGACGAAGGAGAAGTTCTTTTAATCTCAGATTTAAAAGTTTGTATTCCCAAGAAACCAGCAAAAAAGGATATACTTTTTAGTAACCTTCCTGTTAGCGAGCAAAAATGGAAAAGAACAGAGATTCCAGAAAATTGGGATTCAATGTCTATTTCAGAAAGAGAAACATTTGCTTCTCAAGAGTTTGAAAGAAGGCTTAACGGTTTGTGGTTTATGAACAATGGCGTACCAACTTATATTAGTGGAGTACACTATTACTACATAAACTGGTGTAAGATTGATGTTGGCTATCCTGACTATAGGGATAGAGACAGAAGGTTCTTTACATTTTGGGAAGCGTGCGTAAAAGACGCAAAGTCTTACGGTATGATTATGGTAAAGCATAGGCGAGAGGGTGCGTCCTGGAAAGGGGCAGCTATGGCTTTGTATTACATAAGTCAAAACTTTAATGCACACGGAGGATTGTTATCTAAAACAGGTAAGGATGCTAAGGATTTATTTGAAAAGGTAGTTTATCTTTTTAGAGGAATGCCTGAGTTTTTTCAACCTATTATTGACGGTACGGATAATCCAAAGTCAACATTAAGTTTTAGGAAGCCTGGAGAAAAGATTACAAAAAATAATAAAAAGGTTTCTAAATCAGAAGCTCTTGAGTCAAAAATAGACTTTAGAAATACCAGAGACAACTCTTACGATTCTACTAAGCTAAAGTTTTTCATGTCTGATGAAGCTGGAAAGTGGAAGGAGGCTAGTTTGAAAAAGAACTGGCAAATTGTAAGACCATGTTTGACTCAGGGAATAAACATTTATGGTAAGTGCTTTATGCCGTCTACTGTAAATGAAATGACAGAAGGTGGTGAAGAATTAAAAGATGTTTGGAATGATTCAGACATAAAAAATAGAGATGCTAACGGCTATACACTCTCAGGGCTATATAGATATTTTACCCCTGTTTATGATGGGTATGAAGGTTTTATAGATGAGTACGGAAACTCTGTAATAGAAACACCAGAAAAACCACCAAAAGCTATAGAGGGTCACTTAATAGAGGTTGGCTCTAAACAATATTTTGAAAATAGAAGAGATTCTATTACTGATACAGCTAAGTTGTCAGAAGAAAAAAGACAATATCCTTTTAGCTCTGAAGAGGCTTTCAGGAAAGAAGGAAATACAAGTATATTTGATTTAGAAAAAATATATCAACAATTAGATTACTTGGAAGATTATGGAAGTCGTTTTGTTACAAAAGGAAACTTTATATGGATGAATGGGGTTCAAGATTCAGAAGTTACATTTAAACCAGATAAAACTGGAAAGTTTCTTATTAGTTGGGTTCCGTCATCAGACGAGCAAAACATGTACTACGACAAACTAAATAGTCCAGGTAATAAAGACACAATGGTTGCTGGGTGTGACCCAGTGGACCACGACACAACAACTGATGGTAGGCGCTCCGATGCGGCTGCTTACGTTTTTAAAAAGTTCGGTATGGACTCGGAGCATTCTCACTCTTTTGTTTGTGAGTATTTAGCGAGACCGCCAAAAGTAAAGATTTTTTACGAAGACATGGTTATGATGTGTAAATTTTATGGGTGTGAGATATTAGTCGAGAATAACAAGATAGGACTAATAAATCACTTTAAGGAAAGAGGATACGAGGCTTACCTTATGCAAAGACCAGAACACACACATACTAAGTTTAGTAGAAAGCAAAAAGAATATGGAGTTCCAACGAGTGGTAGGGTTGTTATTAACGCAATATCTGACTCTGTTCAGGCTTATGTTTATGACTTTGTAGGTTATAATCAAGAAAATGAAATAGGAGTTTGTTATTTTGAACGACTACTAAAGGACTGGTCTCAATACGAGCCAGAAAACAGAACGAAATACGATAGTACAATTGCTAGTGGACTAGCCTTAATAGGCGCTAACAAGAATGCTAGAAAAAAAGAAAAAGAAAAGAAAGTGTCACAACCTTTTTTAAGAAGGTATGATAACTCTGGAAATATGTCAAAACTTATATAATTAATAAGATGTCTAAAAAACAAGGTATTTACGCTGGCTATCCAAACCCTTTAGCCTCCGCAGAAGAAAAAATGAACCCCGAGTATGGTTTGCAGTATTTTAAAAAAATGTATGCAGATTTTGCTGGTGAAGATGGAAGTCTTTATGGGTCAAGAAGAAGAAGGTATATTGTTAACAGGGAGTATGCTGAGGGTATGCAAAATGTTGGTAAATACAAAAAATTACTAGGAAACAATGGTGACTTATCTTACCTATCTCTTGACTGGGCTGTTGTTCCTGTTATACCAAAATTTGTAGATGTAATTGTTGGTGGATTAACAAATCAAGATTACGAAATAAAATGTACTGGTATTGACAAAGTATCTCAAGACGAAAAACGTAAAGAAGAAATGAGATTGTCTGCTAAGATGATGCTTGCAGATTTTACAAAAGACCTAGAGATAATGACTGACATTCCACTAGGGGGAGACGAAAAGATTCCTTCAGATGCGGAAGAGTTAGAATTACACATGCAACTTAACTATAAACAAGCTGTTGAGATTGCTATGGAAGAAGGAATTGGTCTTTGTTTTTCTATAAACAACTGGAAAGAAACTACTAGAAGAGTTATTCGTGATTTAACCGTGGTTGGATTTGGAGCTACAAAAACTTATAGTGACAAAGAAGGTGTTCATGTTAGATATGTTGACCCAGCAAACTTAGTTGTTTCTCACTCTAACGACCCAGACTTTCAAGACATGTCTCATGTTGGTGAAGTAAAATACTACACAATACATGATATAAGAAAAATGGCTGGTAATTATTTTACAGAAGCAGAGTATGAAGAAATAGCTTACAGTGTTGCTGGTAAAAATGATAACCCAACAGATGTTCCTACTCAAAAAACATATTACAAAGGATATGAAATGTATCAGTATGACAGCTTTAGAGTTGCGGTATTAGAAGGTGAGTTTAAAACGGTGGATAATTTAAGGCATGAGAAAAAATATAATTCTCACGGAAATTATACTATAAACAAAAGAGATTCTAAATATAAGCTTCCTAAAAAGTCTAGATATAAAAGAGAAATTTTAGACAATCCTGTAGAGATGATTTACAAAGGTAAGTACATTTTAGGAACCGAATTTATCTTTGATTACGGAAGGGCTGAAAACATGATAAGACCTAAGTCTAACAAAAGCAAAGTTAGAATGTCTTACTCTATATATATGCCTAATCAAATCAACTTAAACAATAAGTCTTTAGTTGAAAGAATGATGCCTTTTGCTGACCAAATACAAATTGCGCATTTAAAAATTCAACAACTTATAGCTAAAGCAAAACCTAAGGGAGCAGCTTTTGAAATAGGTTCTTTAGAAAATGTTATGTTGGGCGATGGTGGTGAGTTTACTCCACTAGATGTTCAAGATGTTTACGAAGCTACTGGTAATATATACTACAGACTTCAACAAGAAGATGGAAGTATGGGTAATCCTAATCCAATACAAGAACTATCTGGAGGTATAGGAGGAGCTCTTAACGAGCTAATGGCTATTGTTAATTATAACATGCAGCAAATTAGAACTGTAACAGGGGTTAATGAAACCAGAGAAGGAGCTGCCCCAGATAAGGAAGCTTTAGTTGGGGTTCAAAAACTTTCTTTGCTTGCTTCTAACAACGCTACCAGAGGACTTAATCAAGCTTATCTTTCTATAATGGAAGGTTCAGCTAAGTCTTGTGCGTTAAGAATACAGCACTATGTTAAGTATAACAAAAACTATGTTGGTTATATCAATAACATTGGAGATATGAATCTTAAAGCTATTGAGATTACTTCTGACATACACCCTAGTGACTTTGGAATCATCATTGAAGCTTTGCCAGATGAGGAGGAAAAAGCATTGCTAGAAAACAATATTCAAATGTCTTTGTCAAGAGATGAGCTTAGAATAGAGGACGCTATAATGCTTAGAACAATAAGAAATGTTAAGCTTGCCAATCAAATGCTTATACTTAGAAGAAAGAAGTATAATCAAGAGAAGATGGAAATGGCTCAACAAAACTCTCAGATGAATGCTCAAATTCAAGAGAGAGCTGCTGGGGCTAAAGCACAAGCTGATGCTCAAGTAGAGCAAGTCAAACTGCAAGCTAAACAAGCGTCTATTCAAACTGAGTATCAGATGAAAGAAGCGTTTGCTCAAGCAGAGCATCAAAGAGAAATGCAGAGACTTACAATGTCTGGAGATATTAAAACTGAGCATATAAAAATTGCAAGTTCTGATATAGATTCAGATTTAACTAGAATAAGAAAGAGATAATTTTGTTTTTATTAACATAATTGTTAATTTTGCAAACTGAATACTAATTTAATAAATTTTAATTATGGCTGGATTTGAAGACCAGATTGCTAAAGGCTTAGGTGTAAACATCAAAGAAGAAGCAACAAACCAGGAGAATGTGGAAACTCCTATAGTTGAGCAGGCTACAACCGAAAACGTTGAAGTACCTAACGAAACTAAAACAGAACCACAAAACGTTCCTACAAATACTGAACCTACTTCAAAAAGTGAGAACCAAGCTTCAGTTCCTAGTTTTGACGAACTGCTATCCGAAAAGAGTAGCGGTAAGTACAAATCTTATA